AGCCTTTTACTTGACTGAAGCCACAGTAGAACTAGCTAAAGAACGTGGGCCATGCACCCACAGTGATAAGACACGATATGGTCAAGGCATATTCCCTTGGGAATTACGAGCAGAGGGTGCTAATGAACTAGCAAACTTTGCCCCAGAACTTGATTGGGAAACACTGCGAGTCAACATGAAACAGTACGGTGTTCGCAATGCCACATTGATGGCCATTGCCCCAGTCGAAAGCTCAAGCGTTGTTATAAACAGCACTAATGGAATTGAGTTACCCATGAGTTTAATCAGTGTTAAAGAAAGTAAAGCAGGCAGTTTTATTCAAGTTGTTCCAGAGTATCATAAACTCAAGAACAAGTATCAACTCATGTGGGAACAAAAAGACTGCGACGGCTATTTGAAAACAGCCAGTGTGTTAGCCGCTTATGTTGATCAAAGCATCAGCACTAACACATTCTATAATCCTGCGCATTGGGCGGATCGTAAAGTACCGACTACTTTAATTATTAAGAACTTAATGCAAGCACATGCATGGGGACTAAAGACATTCTACTACAGTTTGATCAACAAAGCGGGCAGTAAAGCAGTACAAGAAGATGCGCCTGCGATGTTAGAACCAATTGACTTTGATAATGAAGAAGATTGTGAGAGTTGTAAGTTATGAAAATAGGATTTTTTGGGGATAGTTTTTGTTCAGTGCTAGACAAGCGCCATGGCGGATTTGCTACCAACGGTGTATGGCCTACCTATGAAACCTACATTAAAAAATTACAAAATCACTATCAAGCAGAGATCGTCAACATAGGACTTGCGGGAAGTTCTATCTATGATACAATATTAATGCAAATTACTCCTTTTATTCAAGAGCAAACAATACCCGATGTATGTATATTCGTTTGGACTAGTAAAGATCGGTTGTTTCATAAAAATGTTCGAGACATAGTTTTTACAAAAATTATACACGGAAATGAAACCGGGCCAGTATGGAAGGCGGCCGAGCAATATTATAGATATCTGTACGATACAGAACTAGTAGATTTTCAAATGAAATCAGCTATGTATTATTTTGACAATACAATCTTACCTTTATTCCCACCATCGACAAAAATTATTCATTTATGGTCTTACCATGAGATGTGGTGCTGGGCTGGGGAGTATCATTATCGATGGACTAACGGATTAGAAATTCGTCCAGCATTAGATAGAATAAGTATATCTAACGGTAATACTATTGGCGGAGTAATAGGTGATCCAGCATGGAATCATCTAGATGGGGAAGGACGAAATGAAATTGTTTTCAATTGGATACGAGATGCAATAGATAACTATAGCACAGGGAAATTAATAACCAATGAACTACCTGGATGAACAACTTGCATCAGGAAAATATTAATGAGCAAAGCACAATACAACTTACACACTAAAACTGACTACCTAAGCCGTAAGATGTTTCTGGATCCAGCAGGTCCAGTGACTATCCAACGCTTCGAAGAAGTTAAATACAAGAAGATTGCAGACTTCGATGCCACGGCTCGTGGTTTCTTCTGGCAACCCGAAGAGATTAGCCTAAGCAAAGACAGTAATGACTTTAAAGATGCCAGTGATGCCATTAAGCATATCTTTACCAGTAACTTACTACGACAAACAGCATTAGATAGTTTGCAAGGACGTGGCCCTACACAAGTGTTTACTCCAGTATGTAGTATTCCCGAATTAGAAGCACTGATGTACAACTGGGGATTCTTTGAAACCAACATTCACTCAAAGAGCTACAGCCACATTATTCGCAACATCTACAATGTGCCCAAGGATGTATTTGCTACCATTCACGACACTGAAGAAATTGTTAGCATGGCGGCAAGTGTAGGCAAGTATTATGACAATTTGCATTTGATTAACTGTCGCAAAGAAACAGGAGAATTTGTTTCCGAAGTTGAACATATACGAGCTATATGGTTGGCACTCAACGCCAGCTATGCCCTAGAGGCATTTCGATTCATGGTATCATTTGCTACTAGTTTGGCCATGGTAGAGAACAAGATCTTTATTGGTAACGGTAATATTATCAGTTTGATACTACAAGACGAGTTGTTACATAAAGGCTGGACTGCTTACATTATCAATCAAGTGGTCAAGGAAGATCCTCGATTTGCCAACGCAAAACTTGATTGCGAGGCCGAAGTATACCAAATGTACTTGGATGTTATACAGGAAGAAAAAGATTGGGCAGTATACCTGTTTAAGAAAGGTCCTGTGATTGGTCTCAACGCAAACATTCTAAAAGATTTCGTTGATTATACCGCAGTAAGCGCACTCAAAGATATCGGAATCAAGTATCAAGTAAGTTCTCCAAAGTCAACACCAATTCCCTGGTTTAACAAACACGTAGATACTAGCAAGAAGCAAACAGCACTACAAGAAAATGAGTCGACAAATTATGTTATTGGCATCATGGGGGAGGGCATAGATTATGAAGCACTGCCGTCACTATGAAATTAATGTCATTAGACTATGAGAAAGATTGGACTCCTCTTGATGTTACTCTAGATAGCGGCATCAAGATTACGTCTCCTGTCCATTTAGACGGCGGTGGGCTAAGATACAAAAATGATATTATAAAAGCAATTAGAAATTCCGGCAAAGAAAAGTACAATCGCGGATTTGAATGGTGTGCTGGTTTTGGAGTTATTGGTTTTGAAGTACTAGGCGCCGGTCTATGCGATCATATGGTGTTCTCTGATTACTATGATGTAGCTATAAAAGACTGTTACAGCACCGCACACAATAATAACCTAACCGATAAAATTACAGGCTATGTAAGCCCTGCAATTGAATATATTCCCCAAGAAGAAATTTGGGATCTAGTTGTAGCAAATCCCCCATGGACATTTGATGAAACTGCTACTAGCAAGGATTATCCAGATCCAAATATGCTACGCATACTAGTAGATCAAGATTTTGCCATCCATAGAGAATTCTATAAAAACATAAACGCTCATTTAACAGATGATGCAGATCTTTATATTATTGAAGTTAACAAGGATCCTAAATTAATCATGTTAGCCGGAATGTATGGACTTGACTTAATAAGTATGTATAATACTAACAACGCACCTAATGGGGGCGTGTTCCACTTTAAACCAAGGAGATAACATGTCAGGAAAAGGAAGTACTCCAAGACCTTTCAGTGTTGATCACAAGACATTTGACAGTAATTGGGACAATATTTTTAAGAAAAAGGACAATATGAAAGCAGTAGTATGGAGTAAGAATTCTTGCCCATTTTGTGTACAGGCCAAAGCCCTACTTGAAATGAAAGGTATTGAATACGAAGAAAGAAATGTCGAAACAACATGGACTAAAGAACAACTATTAGAAGCTGTACCTACAGCCAGAACTTTACCACAGATATTTTTAGACGATAATTATATAGGTGGGTTCACAGAACTCAAAAAACATTTCGAAAAGGTATAACATGTTAATTAATAAAGGTATCGCCGCTGGCGAAGTAGTCACAATTAAAACTACAGCAGGTGAAGAGATTGTTGCCAAACTGGTATCCGAAAACCCAATGGCTGTTACTGTAAGGAAACCATTGTGCTTGACAGCAACCAAAGATGGTATTGGCCTAGTACCATTTCTGTTTACCACAGATCCAGACGGCGAAGTTAATATAAACAGAAGTGCAATTATGGTGCTGGCCCCTACGGTAAAAGATGCCGCTGATCGATATACTGAGCAGACTACTGGTATCAAATTGGCATAAATAATTTTATGCCAGCAATAGCCCGAGACGGAGACCCAACAACAACCGGACACAGTTGTGACGGAACAACCACTGTGACTGGCCCTACCGGTGCCGGAGCCAAAGTGTTTGCCAACGGCATAGCGATAGAGTGTATCGGCAATCCAACTGCGGCCCATACAATACGATCTGGCAGAAACTGTGTACCGCATGGCGCTGTTATTAACGCAGGTTCGAGCAATGTATTTGTTGGTGGCGTTGGTGTTGCCCGAGTAGGAGATTCAACAGACGGTGGCGCAATCACTGCCGGATCACCGGATGTGATAGTCAATTAACTAGACCTTTATTTTCGACACCTGTACAATAGGTATAAGTACTCTGTACTCACATTAAAGGAAATAAAATGGCTACAAATAAATTTGCAGAATTCACAAAGATCGTCGAAGCAATGGAAGCAGACTTCGAAAAGTTCTATGACAAAGAAGTAGGTGCCGCTGGTACCCGTGTTCGAAAGCACTGTCAGGATTTGGCTAAGTTGTGCAAAGAAACTCGCAACGATGTCACCGCAGTTAAAAACGCACGTAAAGAACCAAAATAAGTCAACTAAATACTAGCCTAAGGCGTTATATATGCATAGCCCGGAGACTATTATGAAACAGTTATTATTAGCACTTTCAATGTTAGCAGTAGTAGGTACTGCTAATGCACAATGGCATCATCATGGTCCTTACTATAGGGGCGGCGGCTTCTATGCTGGAGGCAACTGGGTTGGGCCAGCACTTATCGGTGGTGTAATTGGTTATGAACTTAATCGTCCACGCTATTATGAACCACCTGTAGTTGTACAGCAACAGCCGATTATTGTGCAACAGCAACCTGTATATACAGTTACACCGCAACCAAGTTGTACGGTATGGACAGAAACACAACACTCTGATGGTACCGTTACTCGTACCAGGACCTGTACACAATAATGGCATACTCGGATAAAGTAATTGATCATTACGAAAATCCACGCAACGTGGGATCGTTTGAATCCCACAGTTGGCACAGGTATGGTCGGTGCACCTGCTTGTGGCGATGTGATGAAACTACAAATAAAAGTAGGCGCAGATGGTATCATTACAGATGCAAAATTCAAGACTTACGGTTGTGGTTCGGCCATTGCTAGTAGTTCTCTTATCACTGAATTGGTCAAAGGCATGAGTTTGGATCAAGCAAGCTCAATCAAGAACAGCGACATTGCTGAAGAGTTGGCTCTACCTCCGGTCAAGATACATTGTTCAATACTAGCAGAAGATGCTATCAAGGCGGCAGTAAATGATTATCGTAACCGAAACAGCATCAAAGAAGATACAGCAACAGCTTAAACGCCGAGGCCGAGGTGTTGGCATACGAATCGGTGTAAAGACCACAGGTTGCAGTGGATTGGCTTATACACTGGAATATGTGGACGAGTACGAACCTGAAGTTGGTGTTACCAATTTTGCCCAACCAGATTTTTGTGTGTTGGTAGATGCCAAAAGTCTAGCATACTTGAATGGCTTGACAATGGATTGGGTCCGCAATGGTCTCAATGAAGGGTTTGAATTTTCCAATCCAAATTCCAAAGGCGAATGCGGTTGCGGTGAAAGTTTTCGAGTGTAAACACATTTGACATAGTTTGACTATTCTAGTATAATACTAGTAGTGTATAACTTTTGGAGTTTAACTTGACACCAGAACAGCAACATTTTTGGAATGTACTTAAATTTGATCCTAAAACTATGGCAGATGAATTGGGTAATCTAATGCAAGATGCTAAGTTAAGATACGGTGATGATAGTAACGAGTTTCATGATACAGTTGATCGATGCGTATTTTTATCAATGCAACAATGTCAGAATGATATTGATTTGCTTCGCATGACTAAACATTGGCTTTCTAAAATGCAACTTCCGTTTGATGCAACCAAGATGAAATCAACTGACCCTTTACACAATCGAATTGGTGGACTTGTTTCAAAATTAACAGAAACACAATCAGGCAAGCAACTAATGGAGTGGAACTGATATGTCAATGCATTTAGAAGGTCCGTGGCTCAGTACCACCGGCAAAAAGAAAGGCAAACAAAAATTCGCTTCGGCAGAACATGCTAGAAAAGCTAGAGATCTAGACGAGTCATGGAAAGAACTCCAGAAAAAATGGGGCGTTGAAGCAGAGGCTAAGAAACGTGCCCGAGCCATGACTGCACCCAGCTTGAGCGGACACTATAGTTTGACAATCCCCGAAGGTCGCAACACAACCGCACATTTGAAAAGCATAGATACTGGTGGTAACGCTACTTTGGCTCCAGCCAAAGTTTATACAGGAACCAAAGTCAAAGGCATCGCAACCATGCACAAAAGCAATGCAGTGCCAATTTTTAGCGATGAGGAAGCAGTTGATATCGCTCGTATGAGGCGATAAAGCATGGTCACTCATAATAATAGTATTTTAACGCTGTCAACAAAGGATAACTATATATTGCCCACTAAAGGTTTAGTGGGCAACGGCCTATTTTTAAGGAGAAACGGAAACAGCCAAGCAATTAACAATGATGGTACTAGCGATACCTCATCCAGCGTAAAGGAGAAAAAAATGATACGCATTATCAAAACAATTTTAAATATTTCAGTAGTACTAGCAGTGGCATTGGCCGCTCAACAAGCAGTACAATTTAAGTTCAACAAACTTAAAGAAGCTCGTGAAACAGCAAGCCCAATTACAGCGCAAATGAGACAAACACAATTAGATTGTCTAGCTCGTAATATCTACCATGAAGCAGGCTCGGAACCTTTTGAAGGCAAAGTGGCAGTGGCTCAAGTAACAATCAACAGAACAGAAAGTGGCGCATTTCCATCTGACATCTGCCAAGTAGTCTACCAAAAGAATATAGTCTACGAACGTGTGCTGTGCCAGTTCAGCTGGTATTGCCAAAGTCCAAATGCCATGAAACCAATGAATGGACCTATCTATACCGAAAGTATGGAAGTGGCAAAGAAAGTCTTACTTGAAGGATTTAGACTTCCAGACCTAAAGAATGCCCTGTACTTTCATGGGGACTATGTAAAACCCGGGTGGAACAAGAAACCAGTGGCCAAGATCGGCCGTCACATATTTTATAATTAAGGACTACCATGAACACACAAGCAATTATTACCACAGTCAAGTCAACAATTCACAATTTCTTTGATTTGGATTTGCTGGTCAAAAACATCAAAGAACATGCTCCCCATATGAGCGCAGAAACAATGGGATGGGTTGCGGTCATACTCATGCACTTGGCCACAATTCCTACACTTTTGGCAGTTTTGACAGGTTTAACTGAAAAAATGCCTCCAGTAGATTTGGTTCTGTTTGCATGGGCTGGACTGTTCTGCTTTTTTATCAAAGCCGCAATTCAAAAGGACTTTTTGAACATTGTAACCATTGGATTTGGGTTCTTTGTGCAGGCCGCTCTAATGGCCATGATTATTTTTAAATAACCAATAAGATTGCAATAAATTGCCCTTACTGTATAATAAGGGAATGGGCAATTTACTGATAAATATCTTATAATACAAGGAGTAGGTATAATGGCCTCAGGATTTCAAAATGATGCAAATCAGCTACAAGCTGAAATGTACAAAGTGATTATTACTATGAGTAATAGCACTTATTACCCAACCGCAGATGGTAACGATAACGGCGGTGTTACACCAAACAGTTCAGACAGCTTTGCTACTCTGCCAACTACACTAGTTTTGGGAAAAGCCCGTGCTAGAGGAAATATGCGTTTTCGCAATATCGTTAACCGTTTA